ACTTCGCGCGAGATTTCGCAGCAAAAGCAAAAGTTTTGGGGGAATATAGGGGGAAAAGAATTAATATGGGCGGTCCAGGGTCCGGAGGTCACAACAGAAAACCCGACTCAGTAAAGCTTCTGGAAGGCAATCCTGGGAAACGCCCGTTTAATGTTGAACCTGAGCTTCCAATTAAACAGAAATCTCCCAGTTGTCCAAAGTGGATAGATGGCGATGCCCGAACAGAATGGCGACGCGTCTGTCGTCAGGTAAAAACCATCGGGGAAAAAGACAAGGTCATGCTTGAAGGATACTGCACTGCATATGCCACTTATAGAGAAGCTCAAAAGATACTAGACCAAAAAGGATTAACTCAGCCGGCGCGTCACGGGAGAGCCCCCCGGCCAGAAGTAAAAATTGCCCACGATGCTAAAAATCAGATGAGGGCTTTCGCAATTGAGCTAGGGTTAACACCCAGGTCTAAAGTATCAAAGGACCAAGCCACTCCAAAGATTCCAAAGAGTAAATTTGACCAAGCGCTCGGTCCAACAACGAGGTTAGGTGTTAATTAGATGGCAGTGGCAAAACTAAATCGGAGCCGCCCGGGGTACAACAAGGAAACAGCTGCTCGCGCCATCTTCATTATAGAAAATCTAAAACACTCTATCGGAGAATGGGCAGGACGCCCTTTCAAGTTAATGCCCTGGCAAAGAAAACCTCTTGAGAAATTCTTTGGAACTCTCAAGGCCGATGGCACCCGGCAGTATCGCACTCTCTATGAAGAAATCCCCCGCAAGAACGGGAAAACGGAGCAGGGCGCCGGTGTCGCATTATATCTGTTAGTGGGAGACCAAGAGCCGGGCGCCCAAGTATATTCTTGCGCCGGTGACCGCGCACAAGCTTCGCTGGTTTACCAAGCAGCGGCGCCGATGGTCCGGCAATCCCCCGAATTAATAGAACGTCTCGAGATTATCGAATCTCTAAAACGCATTATATATCGAGGTCAAAACAGTTTTTACCAGGTATTGAGCGCGGAGGCTTACTCCAAACACGGACTCAATGTCCATGGAAACCTATTCGACGAACTCCACACCCAACCTAACCGGGAACTCTGGGATGTGATGCGAACCGGCAGCGGCGCCCGCCGGCAACCGGTCACCATGGTGATGACCACCGCCGGGTATGACCGCAATTCAATTGCCTGGGAAATCCACGATTACGCCTGTAAAGTCCGCGATGGTATTATTAAAGACCCCACCTTCCTCCCGGTGATCTACGCCGCCCCGGAAGATGCGGACTGGACCGACGAGGATGTATGGAGAGCTTGCAACCCCGCGCTGGGGACATTCCGTTCCATTGACGAAATGCGGATGATGTGCAAGCAAGCTAAGGAGATGCCGGCATTCGAAATGACGTTCCGCCGGTTATATCTCAACCAGTGGGTCAACTCCGCCGAACGCTGGATGCAGATAGAAACTTGGGATGCTTCGAATGGAAAGATAGACCTTGAAGAACTCCGCGGCCGCCCCTGCTATGCCGGACTCGACCTTTCCTCTACCACCGATCTAACCGCTCTCTGCCTTGCCTTCCCCCTGGGGGACAAGGCATTCGCTGTCCTGGTCGACTTCTGGATTCCGGAAAACACTATGAGGGAGAAAGAACGCAAGGACCGGGTACCGTATTCGCTCTGGGTTAAACAGGGACTCGTCCGCGTTACCCCCGGCAACGTTATCGATTATGCCTTCATCCTCCACGAAATTGAAAATAAACTCGCTCTATATGATATCAGAGAGCTCGCTTTCGACCGCTGGGGCAGTCAAAAACTAATCGCAGACCTCCAGACCATCGGCTTTGAAGTTGACCCCAAGGTTCCCGGGCGCCATGTCGTGGCGTTCGGCCAGGGGTATGCATCCATGAGCTCCCCTACCAAGGAGCTGATGACACTGGTACTGCAAAAGAAGATTTTACACGGCGGCAATCCCGTCCTCCGCTGGAATGTTGATAACATGGTAGTCACCCAGGACCCGGCCGGTAACATAAAACCGGATAAAGCCAAGGCCACCCAGAAGATAGATGGCGCCGTGGCCATGATAATGGCACTGGACCGGGCCATCCGGAATGCCGATGACGGTAAATCCATATATGAAACTGAACCGGTCAAGGTGTTCTAATCGGGAGTAAAAATGGGGTACCAAGAATCATTAGAAAGATGCTTAGCTGCTCATAATGCAGCTCAAGAAACCGCTTCCAAACTATCCACTTCGTTACAAACCCGGGAGTTAAATGTCCGCAACCCGGCTTATTGGGTGGGTTTATCGGGTAGTAGAAATAGCGCCGGAGTAAATGTTACTCCAATGTCGGCAATGAGGACATCGGCGGTTTGGGCGTGCATTAGAGTGCTTTCAACAAGTTACGCCTCGCTTCCGTTGCACGTAAAACGCAGGACCGCACAGGGGATGATTATAGATGCCGTTAATGAACCGATATATGACGTATTGCATCGTAACCCAAATCCCGAGCAAACATCCTTTATTTTCCGTATGGTAGCCATGGCGCATCTCTGCTTATATGGGAACGCCTACGCCGAAATAGAATTCGATTATTTTGGAAACCCTGTAAACCTCTGGCCTATTCCTGCCTGGTGTTGCCGCCCGTTACGGACAGAAAAAAAGGAACTGTATTACCAAGTCTCAATACCTGATACCGGAGAGACTAAAAATCTTCAGCCCTATCGTATACTCCATATTATGGGACTGGGGACAGACGGCATGCAGGGCTTGTCTCCGATTCGTCAGCACGCTGAAACAATCGGCATCACTCTGGCAGCTGACCAGTTCTCCGGAATGTTTTTCAGTAATGGTATGAATATCGGCGGGATCGTCGAGCATCCAAATAAATTATCCATTACCGGATCAACAAATCTCCGCAATTCTCTTAACGAAAAATATGCCGGACTGGGGAATTCACATCGGTTGATGCTTCTTGAAGAAGGCATGAAATATACCAAGATTGGCATTAATCCCATGGAAGCCCAACTCCTAGAAGAACGCCAGTATCAGATTGAAGATATAGCACGCATTTATGGTGTGCAGCTGCATAAAATCGGGCACCTGCTCCATGCCACGTTCTCCAATATCGAACATCAGGCAATTGAGTTTGTTACCGACACCATGCTGCCCTGGGTGGTCAACTTTGAGCAGGAATATGACCGCAAGCTATGTTTCAACGGGCAATATACCAAGCACTCCATGGAAGGGCTTCTCAGAGGGGATACGGCCGCCAGGGCTGCATTCTATAAAGAACTCTTCTATATCAGTTCCATTACTCCGGATGAAATTCGAGAAAAAGAGGATATGAATCCGGAACCCGATGGTATGGGGAGACGGTATTACATTCCGGGTAATATGGTGCCCGCCGATCGCATCGACGATTACATCAATAAAAATACTTCTAAAAATACCACCCAGGATAATGCAACCCGGAACCTTTTAATTGATGCGGTCCGTAGAATTGCTGAACGCGAAAAACAGAATATCAGTCGGGCTGCTAAAAAGAATGACGTAACCGCTATGGTTACCTGGATAAAAGATTTCTACCGGGACTTCCCTGAATATATAGAACGTCAACTGGAACCCATACTCGGTGACAAGACCTCGAAATTTACCGGCGATTATTGTGCGGCTTCCCAACGCGCGCTTGAGGGTTTTAATCCGCAGTTCGCAGATGCGGTATTGGCAAACTGGGAACCAAGCAAAATAAGTTTTATTTCTCAAGAAATACCGGAGGCTAAAAATGAAAGTAACTAAAAAATATGAACCCGGACTAATACAGGAAGCACGTGTTTTTGATTTTGATAAACTCGAGATCCGCACCAGCGGAGAAAATGAACCGAAGAAAATCGTTGGACATGCAGCGGTTTTCGGGAAACTCAGCGAGGATCTCGGCGGGTTCCGGGAAACTTTTGAGCCCGGTTCATTCGTCGATACCATTAAAAAAGACGATATCCGGTCACTTTTCAATCATATGCCCAGCTATATTTTGGGGAGAAATAAAGCCGGCACTCTCTTGATCGAAGAAGATGAAAAGGGCGCCTATTACGAAGTCACGCCGCCCGATACCCGGTACTCCCGGGACCTCATGGTATCCATCGAGCGTGGGGATGTTTCCCAGTGCTCCATCATTTTTGTGGTAGATGGCAAGGCTGGGGAGCGTTGGTTAGTGGATGGGGCAGAAGTCAAAGCTATGGATGCTTTCATGGCGATGTGGGACGGTAAGAAACACAGTATTGAACGCCATATTCTGAAAGCAAGATTATTCGACGTGGGTCCGGTAACATTTCCCGCGTATCCCCAAACATCGGTTAAAGTCAGAGATTATTTAGCGGCCACAAACGAAAGCGAAGAGATACTGGGTGATCAGGGGCCAACCCCGACAGGGAAGGCTGATGAGAGTCTGGAAATCTACAAGCGGAAGATTGATATAGCCGCAATAAATTAAAAAAATTATCGGAGGTATTTTATTCATGCGTAACATCGAAGCTCTCAAGCAAAGAAAAGGCACCTTGGTTACCGAGGCCCGGGGTGTAACTACCCTCGCGGAAACGGAAAACCGCAACATGACCCAGGAGGAAAAAACCAAAGTCGACAAGTTACTCGCCGACATCAAAGAACTAGACGCGGATATTACCCGCGAAGAACGACTGCAGATGCACGAAATGGGCAAGAATGTTCCCGCTCCCCCGGTTGAGGACCGGACAAAAGAAAAACGCGCAGCTTTCTTCAAAACCCTGCGCTTCGGCAAAGCCGGGTTGAATCCCGAAGAGCGGGCGCTGGTTGAAGATGCCAACGGACTACTCATGGTCCCGGAAGATCTGGATAATGAAATTTACCGCGTTACGCCGCAATACAGCATGATTCGCCAGATCGCGAATATCCGCCAGACCACCCGTGACAAAGTCGCGCGGCGCAGCATCACCGATGTCTCCATGGGCTGGGGTAAACTGGAAACCGGCGCCCTAATCGCGGAAACCACACCGGTCGTTTCTAAAGATTACATTTACGCCGAGGATTTGTCCGGTCTGGTAAAAATCGGCAGAGATGAACTGATGGACTCGGATGACATCCTGGCCACGGTGATTGCCGAAGCCTTCGCCCAGAAAAAGGCCGAAGTTGAAGCCGCGGCGTTCATGAACGGACGCGGGCATGCTTACGGCGAACCCGATGGCGTTACCCTGGATGCGACCGTTATCGCCAACTATATCGACCTGGATACCGCGGACACGATTGTGCCCGATGACCTTATCGACATCGAGTACGCGCTACCGTCCGCCTATAAAGCCGGCGCATCTTTCATGATTCACCCGACCACCGAGGGAATGCTGAGAAAGGTCAAAGCCACCGCCAGTTACCTCTGGACACCTAACATCCAGGGAGCCCCGGCCAAGGTCTTCGACGGATATCCCATGTATAACTCCAGCGATATGATTGTTCCGGCTTCCACTAACACTGACCGGTCGATCGTCGGTCTCTTCGGCAACTGGAAAAGAGGTTATACCATCGTTGACCGCATGGGCATGAGCATCATGAGACTGGATGAACTCTATGCCGAAAGCGGACTGGTCGGCTTCCTTGTATACTTCCGCGTCGGCGGCGGCGTGGTTCGTCCCGATGCCTTCCGCGCCCTCGATAACAACACCTAAGCTTTGACGGGGGGCGGTGAGCCCGCCTCCCCTATCAAAAATAAAACAGCGGGTTGAGATTGCATCTCCCTGCGAAAAGGAAAACAAATGGTAGCAAAATTACATAGAGTCCATATCCCCAACGTCGGCGAAGGCTTTGTCCGGGTGGGTTCCGGAGTCCCTTATGCCGACGCCTCCCTGATCAAACCCGCCGGCTTCAATGTCGGCGACTTCATCCGGCTCGGCGGGAAAACGTTTGTTCTCGGCAAATCCGGCGCCGCGTTCTCCAGCATCGGGCTGGGAGTGAAGAACGGATTGTTCCAGGGCGTAGCTTACGCCGCCGTTTCCGTCGCCGCCGCGAAAGGTGACAAAGAAGTCACTCTCGCCATCGCCGCCACCGACGGCAAAGCCGGCACCGGGGCTATTGAGGCAGACGATTTCGCCGGTGGGGAAATCGTATTCTTCACCAACGGAGCGGATACCCCGCAGCGCCGCGGTATCGTAGGTAACACAGCCTGCGTCGCCGGCGGCTCCGTCACTGTGACCTTCACCCTGGACTCCCCGCTCTCCATTGCCTTAACTACGTCCGACCACGGTGAGGCCATGCAGAACCCGTGGAGCTACCTGGTACAGGACAATGAGATCGGGAACCCGGTGGTTGGTGTCCCCATGGCAGTCGCCACCGCCGCGCTTCAGTACATCTGGGTCCAGACCTGGGGCCTGACGTGGGTATCACCACAAGCCGCCGTGGGCATCGCCGGAGCGACCGGAGTTTACTGGCGCCACGATGGCTCCATCGACGTGGAAAACGCCGACGCCTATGTGTCCGACCAGTATGCCGGATTTGTGCTGGCAGAAACCTCAGCGCACGCACAGGCTGCGCCGTTCTTCATGCTTCAGGTTTGCCCTTAACGATTCTTGATTCCTTGAAGGGAGCAAGGAGACTTGCTCCCTTTTCTGGAGTTCAGAATGAAAACAATGGAGGCATATCATGGCTGATTTTATAATAGTAAATTCGGAATGGTCCATCGGGGCATCTACGGACACGAAACCCCCTCTTTGCCAAATCGGGCATAAATGCTATGAATACGACACACAAAAGTGGTTCGTTACACATGATTACGGTTCGACATGGACAGAGACGCATGATCTCAATGCAATTGAAACGTTAATCGGTGAAATCCAGGCCAGCCCCACCGCGAACACTGTACTGGCCAGACTTAAGGATATTAAGGACGCCCTGGCGTTGACCACCGAAGCCTCCGTTGATGCCGGTACGGCTACCGGCGGCAGTAATACCACTATTGTTGATACTGCTAAAAACTGGGAAACCGATTGCTGGAAGAACGCCCTGGTTGAGGTGGTTATTTCAGGCGTCCATTATTTACGGAATGCGGCAAGCAATACCGCCGATACCATCACAATTGCGGCGTTGCCGGGCGGGGTTACCGTTGCTGCGGGTAATACTTATCAGTGTAAAATCCCTATTCATGTTACCGATATAGAGCGTATCGGCGGCACAACCCAAACCGGCCGCGATTGGTCAACCGATTTCGCCAACCTTGACATCGCCTTATCAGCTCTCCGCGACGCCATTCAGGGCGCCAGCACTAAGGATTTGACCACGGTGGAAGCGGCCATCGCCGCCCTGCAAACTGCCAGTGAAACGCTGCAGGACGTAATCGATGGCATCGCCGGACCCGCCGGGACTACCGCCACATTGAATGACGTTAAAACTTCCGTAGAGGCTGTGACTACCGCCGTGGAGGCGTTGCAGACCGCCGGTGAAACACTGGCCGATGTTGTTACCGCTGTAGATGCCGTCGCCACGTTAATCGGTGAGGTTCAGGCATCCCCAACCGCCAACACGGTGCTGGCACGGTTGAAGGATCTGCTGACAGGTATTGTCCTGTCAGCGGGTTTGGCAATAATCGGGCAGGTCGGCATTGACCAGACCACGCCGGGGACTACCAACAAGGTTATTTCCGGCCACGATATTACCGGCATCGCCAATAACCGCAAGGTAGTGACAACGGCAGCTACAGCGGTAGCGTTAGCGGCTTCAACCGCGGCAAAGTACGTGGTCATTACCGCGGAAACCGATAACACCGGCGTTATCGTGGTGGGCGGCAGCGGGGTAGTGGCGGCATTGGCTACCAGACAGGGCACACCGCTCAATCCCGGCGCTTCGATGGGGATACCCATTGATAACCTGGCCGATGTTTATATTGATTCTACAGTGTCGGGTGACGGCGTAACGTTCACCTATTTGACGTAAGGAGATGATAAAATGATGCCACCTTTTGTTAATAGTAAACCCATATACGAAACAATAGTCTATTCCCCTGGCTTAAAAGATACCGGTGACCTTGAAGCGGCAACTAAAACCATCACCGCTACATCCGAAGCTGTTGGCGTGGGCAATGCCGATTATTCCAGCGCTCAAACACTGGCAATCCCCACCAATGCTAAATTCGAAATTCTGCGGATTGCCTCACGCCTGTCGGTCACCATTGACTCCGACGACGGCACTCACGACTTGAGATGTAGAGTGTACGTTGACGCCCAGGACGCCAATCATCTGCTCTATGATTTGACCTATGCCGCTACCGGCAACCAGTTATCCGTGCAGGACTGTCTGGTAGGCACTAAAGAGGTAATTTTCAACCTGCTCAAAGACGGCGCCGCTCACACGTTCTACTTCTTCCTCTGGAGCCCCGGCAACCATAGCCCAGTTGTTAGTGTGGTTAATCTTTGGTTTGGTCTCGGTGCCACAACTGCCACCTGGTTAAATGTCTGGCGAGTTGCTCATACTGGGTTGGTGGACATATCTCAGTACCATCATTCGGTTGGTGGCGCAAACAATAATTCTCGCCTGGTAAATAGTGCCACGTCAGCACTCAGTATCGGTATCGGTATTATCTCAAATCAAGGCACGTGGAATGGAGATTCTCCAGCATTTACAGGTTTCCGCAATAACTTTATAGCTGGCGGGTATTTCGGAAACGTATTTATACCCGGTGGCGCAACGGAACTGGCCGTCGTTAAAGCAATATTTATCGTTTTAAGGAGTGACAGCTAATGAACGTTAAAGACCTGTATGAAAGCGTCAAAGGCGAAACCGGGCGCATTGCCGTTAATGAGAGTTCCGGAACCATCAGTGTCACCGTCCCCAAAAGCAAGGCGGAAGTATACAGAATCACTGACAAAACCGAGACCGTGAAAGTCAACGACGTGGAAACCGCCCAGCCGGTAATCGAGAAAGTCTAAAGCTCAAGAACGACATCGAGGTATAAAACAATGGCTCTGAAAATCTATACCGCCCCCGCGTTGGAACCGGTAACCCTGGCAGAAGCCAAAGCGCACCTCCGTTTGGATTCCGCTTCTCCCACGGAACATCTCGCTTCCAACCAGTCCATCGCTCCGGGAGCTCATGTCATCGCCGCGGCTTATTCCCTGGTGGGTACCGCCATCGAGGTGCTGGGGTATTCGGTCGTCGTTAACCTGGTAGCCGGGACCAACGGCACCGGGGGCACGGTAGACGTAAAGCTTCAGGAATCTGATGACAACACCACCTGGACGGATGTTACGGACGGTGCCTTCACCCAGGTTACGGAAGCCAACGACAACGCCACCCAGGAAAAAGC